GAATAGGCGGCTGGGTTGGGAACGCTTCAAGACTCAGCAGGCGCTCTTTGCCGTCGGCGTCTTTGCCTTGCGTGCGGGCCGGCCTGCGGGTTTGGTCGGCTTGCCATCGCTCTTGATCGGCACAAGGCTCAGCCGGAACCCCAGCGACTTTGCCAGCTTGCTGAGATTGCCCAAGGTGGGATTTCCTTCACCACGCAGCATCTTGTACAGGGTTTCGCGGGCGATGCCGGTCGTGCGTGCAAGATCAGCAATGTTGCGTGCCCGCGCCACCACCCCCAGCACCGATGCGATGAAGGCTGCATCGTCGGGCGCTTCCTCGAGCGCAGCTTCAATGAAGTGAACGATGTCCTGGTCGTCGTGCAGGTGTTCTGCCGCGTCCCAGTCATGCAGTTGCAGTGTGTTTTTCATGGCAGCCTGCCTTGTCTGTTGTCACGTGCAGCGTGTGGAAGAGTGTGGAATCAGAGCAGGCCCGCCAGTACGCGAGCGCGCTCGATGTCCCGGGTCTGACTGTCTTTGTCGCCTCCGCACAGCAGGATGTAGGTAATGCCCGCCCGCTCAGTGAAGTAGACCCGATAGCCAGGCCCGAAATCGATTTTCAGTTCCTGCAGGCCACCGCCCAGTGAACGGTGCTGCCCAGGATTTCCCTGTGCCAGCCGGATGATGCGCACGGAGATGCGCTGGCGTCCTTGCTTGTCACGCAGGCTGCCGAACCAGTCATTGAACTCGGAGGTGGTCTGGATCCTTGCCACATGTCCAATATAATGGACGCATCCCGCAAATTCAATGAAGCGGTGGGACCGCAAGGCTGGCGGCGCGATTCACCGCCTTGCTCGGGATTGGCCGAACACGTGGCGACGAAAAAACCGCCGGAAGGCGGTTCTTTGATATTCGCCAGGCAAATACGGCCACCCCTGCCGGATGGAGACTTCTGCGGGCGTTTCCGGTGTTGGTTCAGGCGATTCCGTTGGGACCGCCATTCTGGCCTCTGGGGAAGTACATCCAGAATTCTGCGGCGCAGATGCCGACGTATCGTGGTGCCGCTTATCCGAATCGAACGGATGACCTACTGTTTACAAGACAGCTTAACTTTGCTGTTAAAACAATAGCTTATGTGGGATTTTTTTCCCGGCAGGTCTGCGTGGAACCATTGAGATATCAAGGCGGCCGGTGTAATTTTCCCGGAGCGCTGGCGCATTGGGCCCGGCGCCTATGAAGCGCTCAAGGATCTGAGATCGATGTCCTATCTGCCTAAGCTGCTGCCCTACGTTCGTCACGGTACCACTGAGGGTGATCGCAACTTCCTCAACGACGTCTTTGTGACCCCCGCACAGCTCGCCTCGATCTGCGGCGTAGAGCCGGGTAGCATGCGCGTGTTGGTGGGTAACAAGGGGGCGGGCAAGTCTGCTCTCACGGAATGGCTCAGGAAGGCGGCGGTCGAGTCTAAGACGCCATGCGTCCTCGTGAGACCCGATCAGTTGGTAGGCACGGGCGTACCTACCGCGACTGACTTGGCAACACTAAAGCGGTTCTTTTATGAAACGCTTCTGCGTTCGGTCGCTATTGAGATCGGTTCACAGATCACTTCTTACCTGCCGCTTACTGGCAGTCGTGCCACCTTGTACAACGAAGCTGTGTCAGGAGGCGCATCAGGAGACATCGTGTCTAGGGCCGTTTCACTGATCGGAGAGTTCGCAGAGCCTGTGACCAAAATCGATACGAAGAAGTTGCTCAGTCGCATCAGCGGTAGGAATTCAAGTGCTGCTTTGACGTCTGCGTTGAATGACCACTTGTTGAACAAGAGCGAGAAACTGTTCCTCTTGTTGATAGATGACACGGATCAGATAGCGGCGCCTGATGACCGCCAGCAGCTGAACAAAATATGGGCATTGATTCTCGCGGTCAGAAGGCTGGCCATGGAGTGCAACGCCGTTCGACCGATCGTTACCTTGCGATCCAGCGTCTGGTCGAGGTTGATGCATGAGAACGCAGGACAGCGAGACCAGGTGGACCATATCCGTCCGCTTACTGTGCAGCTACGTGCCAGCGATGACGTGATTGTCCAAATCATTGAACGGCGTATGCGGGAGGCAATGAAGACGGTAAAAGTTCCGGCCATCACCGCGTATGCACCGTTCTTTGAGGGATCGGACGTTCTGCTCCCAGGCAGCAAACAACGCCGTCTCTGGTCAGACTTCATCGCGAAGTCCGCTCGAGAGCGCCCACGTGATGCTTTGCAGTTGATCAAGAGCATGATTGAGGTGGCTGAGGACAACACCCACCCTAAAATCGGTGATGACGACGCGGATCGCGCAATGTCGATCTACTCTTCTGAGAGGGTTGACGACGTCGCGAATGAGTACTCACTCGATCTCCCTTCAGTCCGAGAGTTGATTGACTCTTTTCATTCCTCTGATTTCGAAATGGGGTTTGAACAGTTGCGAGACCATCTCGCTAGATCCCTGGGCATTGCACAGATGCAACTTCGAGGATCTACTTTGCAGAACCGAGATGATCACATCATCGCTCTATTGGCGCTCTTACATGAAGTCGGGTTTGTCAACGCTCGCATCGTGGACAAGACCAAGCCGAAAGGGTTTGCTCACAAGAACTACTCAGATGATCCCAAGTTCGTTCGTTACGAAAATTGGAACAATCTGCAAGCTGCCCACTGGGAGATCCATCCGGCCTTCCGCAGCCATCTGCTAAACGTGAAGGCTGCCAAAGCCAGGGCTACACGGTAGTCAGCCTCAGCACTGCGATAAGCGGTGGCAGGCGATCCGATGAGGTGTTTGCCATCAACGGGGCAGTGGCCATTTCCCGTTCGTAGGATGGGGCCTTCGCCAGTCGCTCATTTTAGTTGTAGGTATTACGGAGTCGGCGACCACCTACCCCATCCAGCCAAAAGGCGGGTCGATGCTGGCCTTGGCCAGCCGGTTAGCTTTCACCGCGTCGCGGTACCGGCGGATCTGGTCGACGTCGTCGCGTAGCCTTGCCACGTGCCTGGCCACCCACATCTCAGCGCCGGCACGCCCCTGCTCGTAGCTGCTGCAGCGCCTGGACGGTCCACCTGGCCCATTCCGGTGCCGGTCGAGGGTGGCCACCCAGCAGCCGTCGTCCACGCGCTGGAACATGGCCACCACCCACACCCCATCGCACACGATCACGGTCGGCAGCTCGCCAGGGCGGCTGGCCGAGCGCGTGGTCCACTGGAAGCCGGGCGGCAAGATCATGCGCGGCAGGATACGCCCAGCGGTCGCACCGGCTGCGACGGACCCAGCGACAACCAGGTGGCGGTGGAGCGTGCGCGGCGAGAGCGTGGAGATAGCGGCGAGAGGGAGAGCTGGCCACCTCTCCCGCCCTTTTACGCAATTTAGGTCATGGCCATCGGAAACAAGCAATTTCTGCAACCATCGCCAGAAAAAGACAAATTATCCTTATTATTCAATTACTTATGTAGCTATATTCAACGCAATAATAGGGCAATGAAAGAGCAACCTGATTGCCTAATTTGAGGCAACAGGGCGGCTATAAAAAACCGTTTAAAATCAATGACATTACAAATCGCCCCGACAGAAATTGCAGAATATTGCCCTAAGTCGCAATTCAACAATCCTTACGAAACAGTCACTTAGATACCCTCACGGCAGGCCATTGCGGAAATTGCTCGTTTCCGGACCCACCCCACCCTCTAAGCCGTCCCCAAGCCCGCGAGGCCGCTCCTGAAATGCCCCTCCGCGCGCAGGGATCCGCAGGGGTCGTCACGCCCTGCCGAACGCCAGCGCCCCCTGCTACGGCGTGGGCTGGGCGGGGGCGCAGGGGTGCGGAAAAAAAGGGGGGAAAAGACCGCAGGCGTGGCGGGGCGACGACTGCGCGCGCCGGGGGTCTGCAGCCGAAATAGCGCATTCAGCTGGCTATCGTCGATACTTCACAAGCGACGTTTGGTCGCGTACGGGGTTCTGCGAAATGGATTTGTGGCACGCAGGTTGGTTCGCCGCAGCGGCATTCGTACCGGTAGGAACGATCATTGGGCCCCCCTGGTGGGCAGCTGAAATCATCAAGATCATTGGCACTCTCGCTGCAACAGTGGCTGGCGTGTGGATCGGTGCATGGCTGGTGACGCGTCGGGAGGCGTCGGTGCGGAAAGAGACGCGAGCAGCAGACAAGTTGTATCTCGCCGTGACAGTCTCGGCGGTACTGGAGCAGTTCGTATCGGAATGCGCTGCGGTCGCATCCGACGATGGGACCTGCGAAGGGAGGATGGGTGTCGATGGGAGGCCTGAAATTCAGGTCAAGATGCCGACCCTAGATATCTCCGGCCTCGATGTGGAATGGAAGGCATTAGAAGGGCCGCTACTTGACCAGGTGCATTCCGTACCAAGAAAGCTCGCGACGCTCGTTGACTACTTGGATTTTGCAGGTAGCAACTACGACGACGACGACTTTTTCGCTGATAGGCAACGCAAGTCAGCGGAGCTCGGATTGTATGCGGCAAAGGCCTCGTCAGATCTGCGTACCAGCGTAGGGCTTGGAGAACGCATTGATCCAGATAGCCAGACGGTAACTTGGCTTCAGCAGAAGCTGAGCGACCGGATTGTCATCGACAAGATGCGCGAGCAGGCCCGCGAAGACATGTGGAACAATTTAGCTACAAGGGCCCCGACACCGCCCGATTGACGTTTCCCGCAAACAGAACAAGGAAAGGCCGCCCTGATGGGCGGCCTCGTATGCTTCGGGTTGGGGTGGGCCTACAGCGCCGCGAGGCGCTCTCGTGTGACCTGGGCGTAGTGCTCGGTGACCTCGCAGCCGGTCCACCCGAACCCTTCCATCTGGGCGGCCACCAGCGTCGTGCCCGAGCCGGCGAACGGATCCAGGATCCGGCCACCCGCCTCGCAGATCCGCACGACCTGGCGCATCAGGTCAGTCGGCTTGCCGGTCATGTGCAGCTTGTCGTCGCGGCGCACCTTCGCCTTGATCACGCCCGGCAGCACCGGCGCGTTGCGGTCCAGCGGCATGGCGCCCTTGCTACCCCAAACGATGTACTCGGCCTGGTTACGGAATCGGCCGCGCTGGGGGCGGACACCCTCGGTCTTGTCCCACACGGTCACCCCGCGCCAGGTGAACCCGGCGCACTGCAGTGCATCGGTGGTGAGCGGAAGCTGCCGCCAGTCGGTAAAGACGCACACGGGCGAGCCGTCCTTGAGCAGGCGGGCGCACTCGCTCAACCACATCACCATCCACCGCAGGTGCGAGCGCTGGTCGCGCTCATCGCCCAGGAAGTCGGCATGCAGATCGGATCGAACGTACTTCTCCGATGGCGGCCGCTGGCGCGCGGCGGCGGTCAGGCCACCGCTGGCATAGGGCGGATCAGTGATCAGGGCATCGAACGAGCCGGCTTCGAGAGTCGGCAGCAGGGACAGGGCGTCGCCCTTCAACAGCAGGTTTTTCATGGCAGGAGCCTTCTTCAAGTCGCTCGGGGCGAACTGAGGGGAGGCTCTCGGCCTTCATATGGTTGAGCGTGCCGCAGCGCGGGCACTTGATCTGTAGCTCGGCATAGCCGAGGGCGCGGGCGAGCAGCTTGGCGCACTCGCCGCAGCGCAGGTTCTGCATGGCCGGCGGCATTACGCGCCACCGCCCAGGGCTTCCGGGTCGAAGGCATCGAACGCGATCACCTCCTGACCGATCCAGTCGTTCACTCGCAGCATGCGGGTCTGCATGGCCGACGTGCCTGCCGACGTCATCGCCGGCGTCTCACGCCTGGTGCTGCTGTACCGCCGCGCGGTGGCCACGTATGCCGCCGCCGAGCTGACCGAGCGCTACCGGTCCTATGACGCCACCGACAGCGCCAACCAGCGCGCCGACGACCTGACCCCATCCATCGGCGAGATCCGCCGCGATCACCGCTGGGCCATGCGTGATCTGCAGGGCCTGCCGCGTAGCACGGTGGACCTCATCTGATGCTGGTCATCGCAGCCCAAGGCGACACCCTGGACGCCATCTGCTACCGCTACCTGGGCACCACTGCCGCGTGTGTGGAGCAGGCCCTGGCACTCAATCCCGGTCTGGCCGCTCTCGGCCCGATCCTGCCCCAAGGCACCTCCGTGGTGCTGCCCGACACCACGCCGCTGCCGACGCTGATCGTGCCATCGGGATTGATGCCGAAGCCGGTGGGCGCACCCACCAGGCTCAGCGACACCGAGGCAGCCGGCGG